CGCATTGAAGACGGTGTAATCATGGGCAAAGAAATCTATCTTGGTAAAACTTATTACCTCGATGGTGAAGAATTGGAAACCCCCATTGAGGAAAAAGAAAGTGATTTTGAACAGGTGGATGAAAACGCCATTGAAGTTGATAAAGACACCATTGCGGAACAAATCAAACTGTTAAATCAAATTCTTGAAATACTCAAGGGCGATGAATACCCAACAGTTTTTGATTGCGGTAAATATACAGTTGGGGTTGAATAATATCACTAAAAACGACATACTCAATGAAACAGGAAAAAGAAATCAGGAACACACAGAATAAAATCAAGAGAGCAAACGACAATTCACGGATGGTTGAGGGCGTTGCAATAGTCTTTAACAGCGATTCCGTTGACATGGGTTTTGTCGAGACGATAGAACCAACTGCCATCAGTGATGAAACCATCAAGTCAAGTGATGTTTTTGCCTACCTTGACCACAACGAGAACAGGGGCGTTTTGGCTCGTTGCAGATATGGCAAGGGGTCATTGGATTTGTGGATTGAAAACGATGGGTTGCACTACCGTTTTGAGGCACCACAAACCCAATTGGGTGATGAATTACTGAGTTATCTGACAAGGGGCGAAATCACTGCATCATCATTTGCGTTCACAGTCGCCCAGGGCGGTGACATTTGGAGTCGAGGCGATGACGGCACACTAAAGCGCAGAATTACCAAGATTGAACGATTGTTTGACGTGTCGCCCGTGTTTACCCCTGCCTATGAAACCACAAGTGTAGCCAAACGCAAAGTTGAGGAATTGAACAACATTGAAACCAAACTTGACGCAATCAAAAGAGAGTTTGATGATTTGTTTCTATTTGGTCAACCCGCTTGAAAAAAATCAAAAGTTCACACTATTTATAAATTGAAAACCAACTGAAAGAATGGAAAAAAGAAACTCATTACAGATAAAAGACCAACGGGCACAGATTTACAACAGTGCCAACGAGATAATCAACAAGGCAAAAACAGAGGTGCGCGACCTCACGGATGAGGAAACGCAGACCCTTGAAGATTACAAAAAGCAAATCAAAGAACTTGACGAGGAATTAAACGCACTGCAAAACAGATTGGCAAATCTCAGGTTTGACGTTGATGATGAAAACGAGGAAACCGAGGAAACACCAAGCGAGGAAACTGAAACCCCGTCAGAGGATGAAGAAAATAAAACAGAAAATAAAAATCATAGGACTATGAGAAAAGAAAGTTTTTCATTAGTAAAGGCAATTCGCAGCATTGCCAACAATCAGCAACTTGACGAGCTGACCGCCGCCGTTATCGCCAAGGGTAACGAGGAGGCAAGAAAAGCAGGTATCAGCACACAGGGACAAATTCAATTACCTGAGAGCCGTGCAGCCGTGACAGTTACAAGCGAGGGCGAAGACCTTGTTGCAACTGACTTGTTTGACATTCTCATGCCACTGAGGGCAAAGAATGTGCTTGTACAGGCAGGCGCTAAATTCATGGGTAATCTTGTCGGTGACGTTCAGATCCCCGTGATGGGTGCAGAAAACGTGACGTGGAAAGGTGAGATTGCAAACGCCGGTGACGGTGCAGGTAGTTTCACCAATGTAACCTTGTCACCCCACAGGCTGACCGCTTACATCGATATTTCAAAACAAATGTTGGTACAGGACAGCGTGGACGTTGAGAACGCTATTCGCGAAGACCTCATTAATGCCATCAACACCAAATTAGAGGAAACAATCCTTGGTGCAGGTGACGGTAAGGATGGAGGCACTACAGTTGTCGCCCCCCTTGGTATGCGTAACGGCGTGACCGCTACATCTGTCACTGATTACGCAAAGGTTTGCGAGGTTGAATCTAATGTTGAGGATGCAAACGTACTTGGTGAATGTGTTTACATTATGAGCAACAAGGCAAAGGCCGCAATGCGCTCGATGATTAAGGGCACCAACGGCACGGGCATGGTGTTTGAGAACGGCACTGTTGACGGTACAAAGGCATTCAACACGTCACATCTTGGAACTGCCAAAACTTACATTTACGGCGACTTTAGCAATCTTGCAATTGGCTCATGGGGCAACATCGACATAACCGTTGACCCATACACCAAGGCAGCAGCGGGACAGGTCAGAATCGTTGTTAATGCGTTCTTTGACGCAAAGAAATTGCGTGATAACGCTTTTGCAGTCGGTACAGTAACGGAAAAGGTCTAATTAATAACATACACAAAACCACATCATAACCATGTATTTGCAACTATATCAGGTGAAAAAACATCTTAACATCAACGATGAGTTTCGCGATGATGATGAATATTTGGTTGACCTCATTGGGGTCGCTCAAAACATCGTGCAAAAACATATAGATGTGGAATTGCAGAGTTTGGAAAATGGGGACGGTGAACTACCGCCCCCACTAATCCAAGCGATGTTATTGTTAGTGGGTAATTTTTACGCCAACCGTGAAAGTGTCGTTTTCGCAGGTGCTCAACCATTGCCACACGCATTTGAATATATCATTGCTCTATATAAAAACTATAATGGCCCAAGTGGGGGAACTTCAACGATATGATTGCAGGGAGATTAAACGAGGTTATAAAGGTCTATGACGCACAGGAAACCGTCAATGAGTATGGTGAACGCTCAGTTGAATATGTTTACCGCTACACCACGCGGGCGCGGGTCGAGTTCAACACAGGCAACCGTCTGAATGAAAATGATGAAATCGTTTTCAACTACAACAAGACATTCAATGTAAGGGCATACGTTCCAATTACCGAGACCTCACAAATCGAGTGGCAGGGCAGACGGTACAGGATTTTGACGTTGGAATCTCGCAGGGAGTACAACGATAAGGTCATCAACACTGAGTTAATCAATGAGTAACGTGAACATCAACAGCGCAGCAGTTGACAGCCTATTGAACCAACTTGGTGACAAGGAACAGGCAAACAGAATCCTTTTCAATGCTGTCAAGGATGGGGCAAGGGTGTTGCAACAGACAACCAAGAACTTTTTCAAACGTGCGATGGGTGAATCTGCAAACCACATATCACGGCACACCAACAAACCCTTTGCAGACGGCGTGACACTGAAATCTGATAAATCCTACATCGAGGCAACCGTCTCAATCATGGGAGACCACAGGATGAAATGGTTTGAACTTGGCACACGCAACAGGTACACCAAAGGCAGAAAAATAGTCGGTTATGCCAAAGGTCGCAAACTCAGATTGGAAAGAGAGGGCAAAGGACATTTCACGGGGTCAATCGTTGGCAAGTATTTTTTCAGGGCGGCAAGGCAAAGCGGCAACGGTGCAGTCAATGACGCAATCAAACAGTCAATCAATAACGCATTATCAAAGTTAGGCAAATGAACAATTTCAAAGTAGGCAAGGAAATAGTCACCATATTAAGCGGGTCAAGTGCTGTGACGGATGCAGTGGGTAACAAAGTGTTCCCATTGATAGCAGTTGCAAACACAACATTTCCTTTTATTGTGTATCGCCGCACATATTACGCCCCCGCTAACACAAAAGACTATGAGGGCGAAAAAGTGGGCGTTGAAATGCTGATTGCCTCAACAAAATACGATGAGGGCGTTGACATCGCCGATAAGGTTGCAACAGCCGTGAACCATGCAAGAACCACAATGATTGACGATGTGACAATCACAAACATCAGTGAAGATTTTGTTGAAGATACTTTTTTACAGCAAATCAACATTGAAATAACACTCAAAGACACACAGAATAAAAACTAAAATAGTACTATAAAGTTATGAAAATTCAAGGTGGAAATCTAATGTTGTTTATTGGTGGCAAGTCTATTGCATACGCTACCAATCACACGCTTGAGATAAGCGGCGAAACTAAGGACACATCAAACAAGGATGAAGGCGGCGGCAGTTGGGCATCTGAGGAAATCGGTTTGTTGTCATGGTCTGCCACATCAGAGAACATTTTCAGCGATGAGGGCGAGGGCAACACCTATGCAGATTTATTTGACGCAATGATTGCCAAAACCCCGATTGATGCAGTTTTCAGTCTGAGAAATGAGGCTGACAGCATTACAACAGTACCGTCGGGCGGTTGGAATCCCAAAACCCCAAAATACACGGGCAAGGTTGTAATCACATCGTTGTCACTGAATGCCCCCAATGGCGAATTTGCCACATTTACGGCAAACTTCAACGGTGTTGGCGCGCTTGAAAAAAAAACAGCCTGAACCCTGACGATGATGAACCCATAACCTACCATGAAGTGTTAGTAAATCAAACATTCATCAAAAAGGTTTGGACAGAGGGCAGCAACTACACATTCACCGTGCATGAACCCGACATTGAAAACCTCATTATTGGTGATTATGTGGTACTGACAACGGGGATCGGCACAGATAACAATTGCAGGGTTTACGGTCAGGTAATGGACAAACCCGCAATCAACAAGTTAACCGTTTTGGTCGAGAAAACTGAAATGGTTTGATGGGCAAAAGGGCAATATCAGTGATTGGTATTGCCTTTTTTTGATGCAGGGGACTATTTATAATAAAACAACAAAGAGATATGAGAACAATAGAAATCAACGGCAAGGATTACAAATTAAAGTACACGATTCGCAGCCTTTTTATTTTTGAGCAAATCACGGGCAGGTCATTCAAAATTGAAACCATGCTTGACAATTACCTTTTCTTTTATTCAATGCTTTTGGCGTGCAACCAAGACCAACCCCTAACATGGGATGAGTTCATTGACGCACTCGATGAAGATGTGACATTACTGAAAGACATGAACGAGGTAATTGAAGAGCAGCAAAAGCAATCAAACCTTTTCAACCCCAATGACCAAGATGGTGACGGTGAAAAAAAAAACTAAGTGTTAGTGAACTGTATGCCATACTGACCCAACAGTTACATTTCCCACCTGATTATGTGCTCGATAAAATGGAATGGTACGAGATAAACGCGGCAATGAAATATTCCTATTATTCCATTAAAGACGGATGGGAACAAGCGCGGTTAATCACCTACATGGTGGCACAGGTAAACAGCAAACACACATTGAAGATGAGCGATATTTTACAGTTCCCTTGGGAAAAGGACAATGACCCCGTAGATAAAAAGCCAATCACCAAAGAGGACATTGAACGGTTAAAGGCTGAGGCGTTGCAG